ATGATTAGTGTGAAAGGCGTGGAGCTCATTTCTCCAGCGCATTTCGTTAATCATGTATCGAGTTTGACCTTCAAGACTAGAGGGATTGCAAGAAAATTTTTTGCAGAAAATTCCAAGCCCATCATATCTAGACTGAGTAGTCCATTGGATTAGACCATAGCCACCACGAAGGCAGCGGTCATAAGGAACAATAGCACCTCCCTCACATACCTTAGGACGGAAGTTAGATTCTTGTTCGATGTTGCCCAGGAGCACTGCCAGCGCAGTCTTATCTGTTACGCCTGCAGAGACCTGTAGTTGTTCTAGTACATACTGTTGGGGCGGAGTACAATCTGGGCATGTAATCATTTTTTAATTTTAAGGCAGTTGTTAACACGGGTACCGCCCTTAACTTTAGTACCCGATTTGCGATAGCCCTTCCAACAGGACTTATCAAGGCGCTGTTTGGTTTCGGGCTTTTTCTTCATCACCAGATGCCTGGGATGATCTGACCAGTCAATGCATAGCTACCCATGGCAGCGATAACACCGAGCATAGCCAGGCGACCATTCAGCATTTCAGCTTTTTCGTTGTGAGTCACTGTTACGTTTTCCATAATGATAGGTGGTTCTTTAGCCCAGATGTTTTGTTGTCCGTGCTCGTTGGTGGTAGTAGTCATTTTTTAATTCTAAGTTTGTTACGACGAAGCTCCCGTTGGATAGCCTCTTCGGTTAGGCGGTTGCGTTTGTTAAGTTTATCAACCGCATCCTTCGCTTTCTTGGGTAGATTAATTAGAAGGTCTAGATAATCTTTCATCAATAATCAAGGTTTGAACGGTTCAATTTCTCGAACACATCATTACGATAAGCAGGGTCACGGTCATATCGTGGGTCAGACATAGCCTGAACAACCTCAGCTTGACTACGGAATACATCTGCTTTGTTAGCAGCAGGTTTACCAGTCAAGGTCTCACCTTCGTAACCATTGCTGTCGATGTATGCCGCTCTGAGCCCTGCCAATGCTAGTTGAATAGTAGCAGGGTCACCCTGTTCTACAAGGTTGTTGTAGGCGCTTACAGCAGCCTCTGGGAGGTTGTTAGCAGCCCAGGTAGTGAGTGCATTGTACTGCTCTTCACCACCAATAGCTTTGTAGATTGAATCTACTTGACCTTGGCTAAGGTCTTGCGTCTGTGATGGTGCTTGCTGTGCTTCCAAGTATGCACTAATCAAATCTTGACTAGACAACTTGGAAAGCTCAGCCACTGTCTCAGCACTTAACTCTCCTTTCTCTGACCATTCAGCAGAGGCATTAGACAACAACGTTTGTGCTTCAGTTACTTCTTCTTCGGCGGGTGCTTCTTGCTCCCGCACTTCGTCACTTTCATTTTCATTAGGTTCTCCTAGTTTAGATTGTAATTCAAGATAAGCTTTCTCCAATGCCTCAGGATCTTTGAACTTACCAGCAAGCATCTGGTTCTGTTCAGCTGCAGCCTGTTCACCAATAGCTAGAGCTTCTTGCTCTGCCTCATTGAATTCAGGCTGGTCAGCTGGGGTGGGATCATACGTCAGTGTTGCCATTAGCAGTAATTACTTTGAGTTTACCAAGCCCAACAGTTTCAACGTAGTTGGGTGAACGTCCAAGAGTAGGTTTACCAATCTTGGGTTTGGGTGCATACTTATTAGGTTCAGGTGTCTCCACCTTGATTTCAACAGCAGGTTTCTCTGTCATGTTAGACAGAGTATTCTCTGCTACCTCTTCAGTACGTGGTGCTTCAACGCTGTCGGGTTTCTTACTCGACCGGCGCTTCCGCGTTTTCATCGTTGGGGCTGTCGGCTCCATTCATTTGCTCCATTAGTTGTGGGTTTTTGGTGGGATCTGCCATCGGAGAACTGGCAAGTGACCCAGCTTGTTTCATCATCTCTTGCTGCATCATCATCTGTTGATTTTGCTGCTGTTCTTGCTGTACTTCTTGCATAGACTTAACCAGGTTCAGCACGTCAATGCCTTGTGCAGTTGCCAGGCGCTTGATGTACTCATCTTGGTTAACATACTTAGCAATAGCTTCAGGTCCAAGAGTTTGTGCCAGCGTGGTGATAAACATAATAAGAGATTCACGGTCTTGCCCACGTCCCAGTGCGTTAACACCAGCAACGATCTGTGGTTTGACCAAGTTCTTTGGTAGCTTAGGCAGCTGCCCGCTACGTTGTAGGACCATAAGATAACGGTCCAAGTATGGTTTGAGGAACTCAACAGTCAACAGGCTGAACATGCCACCCAGTTGTTGTTCAAGTTCTAACTGAGTAAGGCGAACCTCTTCAGCAGTAGTACGTTCAGACTGACGGACATTCAATACCATGAATGCATCAGAGATACGCTGACTCAATTGCTGAGCCATCTCATAGGCAGTACGGAAGTCAGCAGTCTTACCAACCTGGATAACACTGACATCATCAGGTCTACCCTGAACAATAGCACCGTTACCAGCTTGGGCAATGGTCTGTGGTTTAGTAGTGCTAGAGGGTGACACAAGGAACACCACCTTAGCAGCTGCTGCAGAGCCTTCTACCAATGCCTGAGACAATGCCTCAAGGGACTTCAGGTCACCAAGGAACTCTTCAACACGTCCACGACCATAGGCTTCACCATCAAAGTGGTTGAACCTCAACACCAACCAAGGGCTGGCGTTCTTAGGTGCAGTGGATTTACTGTCAGCAATAACACAGTCTTCGCACTCTTGATGCCAGACCCAACGACCATTAGCTTTATCCATTCGGACGTGGGTGTAAACCTCTACGTCATCATCGCTAGTACCACGACCAGTACGACCATTGAGACCACCGCCTGCACTAACTGCGTTTGGTTTAGGTTCGTTGATCTTACCTTCAACAAGTCGACGACTAATCAATTCTTTGGTGACAATCTCAATTACATTACCGTTACCATCTCGTTCAACAACGAAACGATTCAACGGGAAACACTTGAGACCTTCCTTGCCCATAAATACCAGGGCATTACCAGCTACAATTAGATGTTTGATGGCTTGGTGTACTACCACACGGTCATTAGATGCAGCGATGGAGTCCATCACCATGCGTTCCATCTTGGACAGAGACAGGTCTACCTCACTACGAATAGAAGGGTCAATCTCTTCACCTAGTTTGGCATCATCAATCTGTAGCTTAAAGAAGCTAGTCTGTGGTGGCAGCAGTGCTAGCATAAGCTTAGCAGCTAGAGTAGTCACAGCCTTGGCACCAACGGATTGCCATGGTGTCTTGAGTGGTCTGTGATTAGCAGTGTCTCCTTCTTGTACAATCAAGTAAGGGATAGTCAGCTTAGAACATTCCCAAGCTGTGTCTAGAAACTGAGCACGGTCACTGCATAGTTCAGAGTAACGGATACGTGCATTCCTCACAGGTTTACGCCTCCATTAGAAGAGCCGCCAGTGTTGAGAGGGATGCGGAGTTGTCGTGTGCCACGCTGGATTGCCAGGCGGTCACGTGAACTAGATGCAGGACGCACACCTTGCTCTTCCTTTGCAGCGGTAAGAGGTTTCGGAGGTGGTGCAGGTGATTCAGGTGGTGGTGGTGCGGCAGGAGCAGGAGGCACCGGTGGAGGTACGGGTACTGCTGCCTTTACATTAGAGGATCCTCCAAAGCACATTGTTATTCATCCATTTTATTTAAGATCCACTCCACCACGGAGCGTTGTCCGGCACGATACATGATATGGGACAGCTCGTCTGATGGAGTAGGGTTTACTGGTGGAAAAGTTTCGTTGAGTTCATTAGCAAGCACATTGAGTGCCATACCTTTGACCTCAAGCATATTGAGGGAGGTTGACATTAGAATGTTCAAAGAATGCGGGCATACGGGCTGCCCTGGTGGCAGAAAGCTCTGGGGCTTTCCCTTCATACATTAAACGATCACTAGAATCCAGCCAAAATTTTTTGTCCAAAAATCTATCCTCGGTATTTATACCTAGAGGTTGCATAACCCAGTTAATCGTTGCTTTACGCAGTTTATCAAGGGACGGAGAAATCTCCAACCCAAGTTCACTGCAGACAAGCGAGTTACAAGCTACATGGATCTGCTCATCTCGGCTGATGTCCGCAGAGACCGTACGCATTCCAGCGTCACCGTTAAAGCGGAAGAATGGTAGAAGAACGAAGAAAATTGCACGTTCGGCAACCATCGCTTTGGTAATAGTGTGATCAGGATGCGCAATCCACGCTTTTTGTAGTACCAGGGCTTCCTTTTCAGCCTTTTCATCAACGCCGTAGGCATTTGCAATGTAACCCAGAGCGAGGTCATGGTTCTCCTCGTCTGTAACGTTGGATTCCAAAAGGATACGCGCGGCGTCAGGAACACTTTTATCCAGGGCATCAGTGATAAAATCTCCCACAGGTAGTTCCATATGTCGCAAGGCAAGAGCACGGTGGATCGCTTCCTCCGCGCCTGTCTTGCAAGTACCAGCAGTGGTCTGAACTGGTGTCCATTTGCGCTTTCGCGCCATCAGTTTCTGGTATGGATTCATTAGCCGACCTCAATACCAAGGTTGGCAATGACTTCGTTGATGCTGTCGGGAGTGATGTCACCAGATGAAACTTCAGAAAGTTGTGCTTGGAGTTGAGACACCATAGCATTAGCATCAGCTAGTTGTTGAGCCAATGTGGCGTTACCTTGGGTAAGGGTAGTCAATTCAGCCTGCAGAGAGGCGGTTTGTGCCATCAACGTGCTGGAGTCTTCCCCAGCAGCTGCAGCACGGATAGCTTCGGTAACATTACCGAGTTGGACAATGATTTCTGCGAGCAGTTTTTGCTCACGAGTAAGAGGGATATAAGATGAGGTCATTCTTGACAATCACAGGTAATTTCTTCATTAAGTAGTGAGTCAAGATAATCTTGTACGTCTGATTCTTCCAGGGCGGCATACGCATCTGACTTATCTTGAACGTCGCCCATAACTTGGAGCGAATAGTATAGGGAGGTCTGCGGAGAATCCAGCCACTCTTCGATGAACGCATTGTCATAGGTTACCATGTCACTCCAGGAGTTGAATGAATAACCGTGAAGAAGTCCCGTACGGTTGAGCATGGTCATAATACCATCCGCAACACGCTTGTAGGCATCCCAGCCTACCTCTGAGGCGATCTCTACGTCGCCATAGTTGTATGTTTGTACGCCGAAAGTACCGCTGTCGCGATCGACTGTCTGCGAGATAGGTGGAGCGATTTCTGGTGTGCAAGTATAGCCATCCAGATCTGTGCTTCGATAACTGCAGGAGGCAGTGGGTGCGATAGCAAAGGCGCGAACCATATCATACTGGCGAGCAATTTGAGCGGCAGCAGTGATACCAGCGTCAAATTGGGTGACCAGTTCATAGGCTGCTGAGCGTACCACTTCTCCATTGTTAAATTGTTCCAAAGCACGACCGAATTGTTCATAGGTTACACCGTACCGCCGTAGGAGGTTGGCAAGTCCGAGCATTCCCAATCCGACTTGTCGGTCCACATCGGATGACAAGTACTCACCAGACTGTCCAACATTTGTTTTACCATGGAGTTCGCACAACTCGGACATACCTGCAGTAAAAGCTCTTGGGATGTCGTCGAACTCACAGGCACCGAGATTCGCGTGTTGCAACAAGCAAGTTCCGCGTGATGGCAGATATACCTCGAGACAGACGTTACCTCGGATGCGTTTTCCTTCTTTGTCATACTTTACTTTGTTAAGCCAGATATCACCTGTACGGATTCCATACAGGAGTTGTTCTTTAAATTCGCAGGCATACCACCATTCATCGGTGATGTTGATGCATCGTTTAACCCAGGGCAATTCAGACCGTGGGGTTTGAATAAACTCCAGAGCGTCATTGTGCCGGAGATCGATGTGGCACACTATAGCGCCGTTCTTGTAAATTCCACCTCGTCGCAGGATTTCATTCAGTGTTGAGTAGATTTTTGCAAAACTGACTGGACCTGATGCAACAAGTCCCTTTCCATTTTCATCACCTTTGGGTCGCAGTTTCGACAGGTGGATCGCGCAACCTGCTCCGTATCGTAGAGCATGGCTAGCAAATTTCCAGCTTGCTTCGATTCCATTTGGTCCCTCCATTTCGTCTTCAACGACGAATACAGTACAGCTTACGGGCAGACGGGAGGTGGGGTCGTCAATCCAAGATTGGACGCGACCAGTTCGGGAGATAAGTTCGGGTGACATTAGACTAGATCAGATAAGGTGGGTGGTGCGTAGTTAGGTCCTTTTAAAATTTTACCGTCTCCACGACGGATAGGCTTACCATCAAGCCCAAGCTTAGACATGTTCGACCTATGGATACGATGCATTGCTTCATCGAGATCCCATTCCATGTTCTCAGCGTATTGGTAGCAGACATACACAAGATCTGCTAGCTCTTTGAGGATGTTTTCATCAGGCTCATAATGATAAGCCTCGTGAAACTCTGACCACTCCTCATCGATCAAAGCTTTCTGAGTACTCTTGTTCGAAGGCGAGTTCGAGACTTGATAGGCGGTGCGGAACTCGATCGCCTGTTCGCTCAGTAACGTGTTGCAATTCATTTTCTAGATAGTGTATAGCTTTTTTAAGGTCAGAGATAGCAGATTCTTTGTAGCCTGCACGGCATATGTATTTTACCGCGTTACCAAGGTGATAGTTCAGTTGTTGGTCTCGGATGAAATCCCAAACTTCGATAGAACCTCTTCGGTAGTAGTTAGGTCCGGTTTGTTCCATGCTTTTAACAATTGGGTGAGGTTGTTTCCTAGAACAAAATTCTGGCGTTGTAATGCCAATAGGATTGTAATGATGTCGTCCTTCTCAGCTTCAGGTAGGAGATCCTCCAACCGTCGCATCTTGAAGTCCTGCTCCATTGTTAATTCCATCGTTGGCATCGGTGGCGGTCCAAAGGATTGGCTCATGGTTGATAAAATCGTAGTCAGTGCATTGAAGAATTCTTGCGAGTCTGGCGTTTTCGAGCGCGACATCTTCGCTGAGATCCTTGTCAGCAAACGCTTCCACCACGGTGCTCCACTTGTACCCTTTTTCTTCAAAGAGTGCGGCGGCACGCTTAACACCAATACCGGGTACGCCTGCGTAGCCATCTGTTTGGTCTCCTGCTAATGTTTGTATGTAATGCCACTGCATGCCCTCTTCGGGAGTCACACTAATCAATTCGTTCATGTCATAGAGTTGACCTGGGATCTGACGCATGTCCTTGTCAGGTGAGCAGATAACATTACCAGGATTAGCAGTAGCATAAATACCTAAGGCATCATCTGCCTCAAGTGTTGGCATGATAATCACCTCGAACTCAGTCTTGAGTTGATTGATTACCCTGCGATAACCACAAGGCTTCTTGCGGTTGCGATGCCCTTTGTACTCGGGCTGGATGGATTTACGAAAGTTACGGGAGTCACTGAAAAATAAGATGACCTCAGGGTCAAAAAAATTTTGTGAGATTTTTTGTAGCTCACGTTTGACGCAACCAATGGCGTCTGAGAACTTGGATGTTACAACAATTACATCATCTCCAAAATCGATTTCTGATTCAGCGGAGGCGCAGCATTTGTAAACTACATAGTCTGCGTCAACGAGAAGCTTCATTTCCCTTGCCCACGGCTCAACTTGCGGGTGCCTTTGGGTTTGCTGTGTCGTCCTTGTCCTTGTTTGGTTCGTTTTGCTTTGAAAGGTTCCTTATGAACCTGTCCCATTAGTGATTTGCTTCTCATTTAAATACTTTACATAGTGGGTGAATAGTGGGCTTTCTAATACGGCTAAATTGGTATTACAATCACGACATAGAACAGCTCTCACTTTACCTGTATCGTGGTTGTGGTCTATCTCGGTAGCTTCGTTAGAGCAGCCATCAATGGCACATACTCTGCCTTGTAAAAAGGACATCCAGTCAGCTTCAACAGAGTTGAGACCATAGTTTTTATCTAAGTTGTAGCATCTGTTGCAGCGTAGTCCGCGTTTTTTGGTGACTGGCTTTTTACAGGTCAGGCATTCTTTCATCAATGGGTTTCACTCCAGTTTTTTCCGGTGGTTGCTTCGGCGTCGATTCGCACTCGCATGTTGTAGTGTTCTCCAGCTTCCGTAGCTGCAAGTACCAAGGATGAACAAAGGTCTTTAGCGTGGGATGGGTCGCACTCAAATTGTAATTCGTCATGTACAAATGCGAGCTGTGAGCAGC